TCAGCCAGCGTACCGCCGCCAGTAGGAAGTGTTAACGTCTCATTAGAAGTAGTTGTACTATCTAATGCGATACCTCCCCCGTTGCTATTCTTAATGATTAAACTCATAGTATTACCCAAGTTGAGCCAGATTCCACAGTTACAGTGTACCCGCTATTAATTGTAATGGGCCCGACGCTAGAACCATTTTCAGTTCCAGCAAAGGTGATGTTTTCAGCAATCACTTTTGCGTTAGTTCGTATCACCGAGTCAGTTCCCAGTGATGGACCTCCTCCACCAATCTCGCCCCATCCTGCAGAGGTATAACCCTCAAACGCGGCTTCTGTAGAGTTATATCTGAGACGACCCGTATCCGTTCCTGCTGGTCGTTGTGCCGTCGTGCCTTGTGATACTTGGACAGAACCTGTAGACGTATTGCTTACGTCACCCCCCACGCTAAGTGTAGACGGAATGGTAATTGCACCTGCCAGGCCCGTAATCCAACCTCCAATGTTTAACTGGTAGTCAGCGGTAGCACTACCGGCATCCGCACCAGAACCAAGTATGATATTATTTGAACCCGTGGTGATGTTGTCACCAGCATCGGAGCCTATACCTATATTGTGATTACCCGTAGTATTTCTGAATAAAGATGCGTAACCCGCAGCGGTGTTGTTATATCCCGTAGTATTGAAGGCCGAGGCGTATAAGCCGGCACCAGTATTAAAAGAACCAGATGTATTATTCTGTAAGGAATAGCCCCCAAACGCCTGATTGTTCGAACCGGTAGTATTGGCGGCCAGCGTACCCCAACCGTAGGCACTATTAGTAGTACCGGTAGTATTGGCTGCCATTGTACCGCTACCTGTTGCGGTATTTCCGTTTCCCGTGGTGTTTGCCATCAAGGTTTGATAACCGATGGCGGTGTTCCACCTACCTGTGGTAGTGCCAGCTAAACTCTGATACCCAACAGCAGCATTTTGATCACCCGTTGTAATTGCGGTACCAGATTCATCACCAATCACGGTGTTGTAATCACCGCCAACAGTGATTGAATTACCAGCATTGACACCCGCGACGAAATTGGATGTTCCTGCGGTTACTGATGAAATACCTGCCGTGGCAATATTACCCGTCATCGTACCACCCACTAGTGGTAACTTGGCAGCAATACTGTTAGTAACGGTTGTAGCAAAGTTGGCGTCATCGCCAAGTGCGGCCGCTAGTTCATTGAGGGTATCGAGTGTCGAGGGCGCCCCTGCAACTAAGTCGGATACTGCTGTAGAGATTGCAGTATCTAAACCAGTCACTTTGCTAGAGGCAACATCAGTTATCTTAACATTGGTTACCGCACCATCTACTATCTGTTCTGTATCTACACTATCAAAAGCACCGACATTACCTATATAAGCCATAAATCCCCCTATGTAATTTCAAGTATGGACGCGAACACTTCAAGATCTCCTGCAACAGATGCAGTGAGTCCGATAATGTCACCAGCTTCTAGGTTAATTGGTTTGTCAAGTAAAAGAGTAGCGTCTGCAGGTACGGGTACAGTTTTGGCGATATGGAAATATGTGGAACCACCGTCGGTAGTCACCTCAATAGTTGCATCTGCGTCATTAACACCATCGATATTGGAGATATACAATGCATGTATTACAGATTGAGTGTTGGCAGGAGCAGTATACAAAGTGGTGCGTGATGTACCAATTGCAATGCCTGCGTTCTTAAATGTATTAGCCATTTGTTCAGCCTCCTAGAGCTATTGCCATTGCTACGGAAGCGCCAATGGGGTCATAATTTGTTGATATAGCATCTAGTATCGCACCATCAGCCGCTACGTCTCTACCGTCAAATGTAGAATTGGTTGTTATAGCACCCGTCATTGTACCGCCAGATTTCGGCAGGGCATCGGCCGCTAATATTCCTTGTGCTGCAGTGGCATAATCACCTTCTGAAAAATCAGATACGTCGGCTTTTACTAATAATCGACCTGTATAATCGCTACCATCAGCTACTAACACATACTTATTGGTTATTGCCGCGCTACCAACATCTGTAAGTCCTGCTAAAGAAGATGTTGGTAGTATTGCCGCGGGTAAAATATTACCCGCTCCAATTAGAGGAACAGTTCCGTTAGTTGTTCCTGTGTCCTTCGCGGCCGCAGTACCAATAGCTGACGTTTCAACTTTGTCAGAATTTAAATTGGTAAAGTTATCATCAATCTCAGTATTAGTTAATAAAGATCCTTTACCACTTCTAGTGATTATAGTAGACATAATCTATTATGTAATCGTAACATTCCAAGTAATAGCCAATGTGTCATCAGAACCTTTGTTGACTACACTGAATACAGTTCTACATGCCATTGTGCCACTAGAAGAAGCATTAAAGATTCCTGCTTCTACGATAGCGCCAGTAGAAACACCAGCACCGAATGTAGCAGTATAAGTAACTTCAGCACCACTAACAGCATCAGCAAGAGCAACTCGTGCTCCAAGTTCTGTTGTCAATGCAGTTTGTCCAACTATAGCAGCAGTATTGTCACTACCTAACGCCATATGAGACATAATTGCAGTTGTGGCCTGGTCATTAATCATACGCGAAGCAATGAAATTCTTGCCTGTTGTCACGACCAAATTATTGATAGTTTTATCTTCTTTAACCGTTCCGTCAGGTCCAGTTAAAACCATTTGTAATCTACCTGATACGGTAATTGTTTCGTTAATCATTTTTAAAATCTCTTTTGTGTGTTATGATAAGGTTATTTATATCAAAACGATCTTGTAACTCCAACGTATTCTTCGGCGAAGTAATCAATTCCATAACCTTGTGAGTGTAAAGAACCTGCATCAGACGAACCTGCATCATCATCATATATATAGGTCGAAGATAGAACTATATTATCTGATGAGCCGGTAGAATGAGAAAATTCGGTGGCGAATATTAGGGATACATTCTCTGTAGTAGGTGAAGTATCCGTAAATATAGTTGCATAATTTAGTGAAACCAAGTCTCCCGATGTAGCTTCGTCTTCCATCAATTTAGATATGTCGAAATTATATACATCACTCGCCGCTGACGAGTTAGAAACTGCCTTCGATAAATCAAAGATCGAAGTATCTGCAGACGTTGATGTATCGTCTAATATTTTACTATAACCAAATGTCCATTGGTCACCAACACCAACCGTTTCATCTATTCCTCTAGCCGCACCAAATTCAAATGTAGATACATCACTCACGGAAGGCGAATCAGAAAACACCTTTGACAAATCAAAGATAGAGGTATCTGTAGACGTTGCTGTTTCACCTAATATCTTATTATAATTAAACACAAAGGTATCGGCACTAACCGCTGTTTCATCTATTGTTCTGAATGCATCAAACTCAAAAGTGGATACATCACCCACGGAATATGAATCAGAAAACACCTTTGATAAATCAAAGGTCGTGGTGTCTGTCAATGGTGTTGTATCAGTAAATGTTCTGAATGATAAATATATTCTAGCAAAAACATCACTGGCCTGGGAAATTTCACCCGAAGCTTTATTGTATTGCCAAGTAAGTCCGTCTGGTACACCAATCAAATCTTCTACGTTTGCCGCATCTTCAAGAACTTTAAATATATTAAAGTTAATTGCGTCTGTTGTAACTGAGGAGTTAGAAATTACCTTTGTAGAATCAAAGACCGTGCTATCACCGACACCAGTTGTTTCCGTAAATATCGTACCATACGCAAGTGTGACCAAGTCACCAAAACCATAAGTATCCGCGAACTCTCTATTAAAATCTATTACTATATCAACAACATCAGCCGCGATTGAAATATCGCTCAGTGGTTTTATAGAATCGAATGATATCGAATCGGCCAAAGATTGAGAATCACCAAGAGCTTTAATAGAATCAAGATTGATCGCGTCTGATGTTGATGTGTTGTCTGATGTGCTTTTAGTAAATTCTTTCGCTATGGTGTCGTCGATTACATTAGTTTCAGCAAATATACGATTAAAATCTACAACAAAGTCCATCAAATCAGACGCGGTTGGCGTCTCGAAGAGATTCTTTGTTGTGATAAAGCTAGTTGAATCAGACGCGGTTGGCGCCTCGAAGGGATTCTTTGTTGTGATAAAGCTAGTTGAATCTACACTGGCAATCGCATCTACAAATTCTCTATTGAAGAGCGCTGCCTTTTGATAAAGATCTGAAGTACCTGTTTGATCTTCAAGAGATTTGATAAACTGTACGGATAACGAGTCTTCGTTGGAAACTGTATCGGTTAATGGTTTATCCAACGATAATGTAATGAATTCAGGTAACGATACCGTATCATATAATAATGATACCGATATGTCTAATGATAATGCATCGGTTGCAACCGGAGTTTCTGTAGGCGATCTTACGAAATTCGCTATATAACTAAAATCATCGGTAGGGGATGTTAATATTTCAGCAAAGGGTTTTATAGTTGTGATCGCAAATGCTTCCGATATATCAAACCCATCGGCAAAACTAATAGATCTAAAACCCGCACCCATAACCTTTATACTGCTAAAAGGATTAAGAGATTTTACCTTAGATTTTATAACCTTGGTAGCGGATATCTTTACATCTGAAAACCTTTTGGTCATTATCTAGTAACGCCAGCTGATACCGTTACTATACCCTCGACTGCTCTGTACTTTTCACCAAAACTACTTTCGATTACCATATCATACATATATCTTCCGGCTTTAATAGTAACAGATTGTTCATCGGTTAGTGTCATGATCACATAACCTAATGTAGGTTCGGGTATCATGCAAGTCATAGCTTGAGTTATAGTAGACGATTCTGCATTTTTTCGAATCTGAGCAGTAGGAACACCATAACCTGTGAGATCATATACCTCATTATCGCTACCTGTGATTGTAATCTTTACAGAAAATGTAGAGCCTTGATCTATCGTTAAGTTTTTTACAATTGCCATATTTACATATCTTTAAATAGCCATGATACCGAACTTAGTTCATTGGCTGAAAGTTTAATGTCATTACTTAAAGATTCAACATCAAGAGTTTTAACGTCGATATCGATATCTGAAAATAACATTTCGTTTAATTCCTTTTGAAACGTGTCCATATTCTCTTCTTTGATATTGGTATTACCTGTATCTTCATCTGCTTCACCATACGCGACGAACAATGCTTGTCGCTTTTCTTCGAACATCTTAAACACTTCATTGACTTCGACTACATTCTTCGACAACTTGATAGCTGCAGGCAATGGTAAATCCATCGCGGACAGTTTTTCCAATGTACCCTTTGCGTTAATTATATCATACGTTTTCATTTAGTTCACTTTAGTTAAGTTATATTATTATACCTATCTATTTATATCGATTAGATGTTATTATAAAGAAGTAATTCATTAAATGCCTTATATCTAAAGAGGCAGACCTTTTCGAGCTATCAGTTCAGCCGTTACTTCTTCTGTTGCCCATTCAGGAACTGAGGGCACGTCTGAAACTTCGGTTAAGAAATATTTTCTGTATTGTTCTTCAGTCCACTCATTCTGTTCAGCTTCAAGTGGTATAGCATGGTTTCTTAAAAGTGTAACTTCTGCATTTGAAGACGAATGCCATTCTAAAAGCATAGTCGCGGTACTTGCATCTGTTCCTACAACTTTAAAACTGTCGTATTGTATCATGATTCTCTCTCTTTGTTAAATTTGTCATACATTGCCACGGCCAGTGCCTGGTCTCCATACATAGGGTGTTCTGGATTTCCAGTAGGTATGTGTACTTTACTTGTTACTACAAAATGTTCACTGGGCCATCGGTATCGTGAATTACCTACTATATATACCGCATCTCTAGGATGCTCAAAATCAATCAAAGACGTTGATTCATCCCCTGCAACAACTTCTTGTATTGCCACCACAGGTCGATTCCCGTATATTTGCGCTTCTTTTGGGTGGTCTATTAACTGTCCTGAAACTCCATAACAAAATGTCAATGCCAGATAATGAGTTTCAAAACGAAGTTTCATATCTACATTAAGACATTCAGTCCACGGATAAAATCCTATGATCGTCACATTACGATCTGTAGATTTTATCCTCTTCTGTGTGTGTATCATTATTTATACAAGGCCACCGTGATATGTTCCTAACCCAGATGGGAATGAAACATTTCCTGTGCGGTATATTGCAGTATTGCTAGCGCCACCGCCACCACCGGACCAAGTCGCTGCAGCGCCTGAAGAACCCCCAGCACCTAGCGCTCCGCCATTTCCACCAGTGCCCCCGTTTCTGCCAGTTGTGGTAGAACACGAATCTTCTAGTACATATGACCCAGCTGCACCTGACGTTGATAGAGCTATGTTACCGCCATCTCCGTATCCACCTGCACCACCATTTCCATATGCATATCCACCGTTCGCACATGGATGATAAATATAATGAGAACCCGTGCCATCATCTCCTTTTGGAACAAATTCATTGTATGCGGGCACATGAGAGCCGATAACTCTGATTCTTCCACCGCCGCCACCGCCACCGCCACCCGCGGCGATATAGTTGTTATTATACACAAAAAGATTATTTCGAGTTGTAGACCCTCTAAAGATTGCACCAGGACCACCTGGCCCGCCGTTGCCTCCTGATGATGATGTACCGCCTGCTCCTTGTGCGCCTTGAGCTCCCTGAACAAAACCATTAAGTTGAATTGTAACTTTCCAATGATTGGCGAGATTGCCCGTGTCGAATGCCCAATTGCTCGATGATGTGCCGTATGCATTGCTAGTCAAGGTCACAACAATCTCGCCAGTAGAATCCAGTGCGGCAAAAGCGCCATTGGCTGCGAGATTAAAATTTGAACCCATCGATATCGTTAGTGTTTGTGGACCCTGAGCACTATAGAATTGATTAGCACTAATTGCACCCGATGAAGGTATCTGAGAATCTTTTCCATAATATTCAGATATAGAAATAGGGTTTGTGCCGCCCATTTCCGTTTGTATGTCTGTAAAAGACAATGTACCAGACGAAGCAATAGGCATTACTTATTCTCCAATACCTTAATTTTAGAGTTAAGTTCTTTTACGGCTTCTATCAACACGGCCACTAGTTTATCATATGATACAGTTTTATATGAATCGCCATCGATTTCAATTGACTCAGAAACTATTTCAGGAAACACAGCTTCAACTTGATCAGCAAGAACACCAATGTCCTTAGTACCTGCTTTACATTCCGTATGAGCAATGCCAGATTTCCATGTGAAATCAACACCATCTAGTTGCATTAGTTTTTCGATAGGACTTTCTATTTTACCTATAACATCTTTTAATCGTGGGTCTGAATAAGCAGTAAGATTACCTGCGGCAACCATATCTCCATTTGCACTACTATACCACGACCATGCAGCTCGATTCCATCCACCTAAACCAAAAGTTCCGTCATTACGCACACCCAATTTAATACCGTAGGAATTATTATGAAAAGATAATCCTGCTAGATTACTATCACCGGTACCTGTCGATTTACATGTGAAACTTCCATTAGCGCTGGTATTATTAAGAGCAGCATTCAAGCCGGAAGTTATTCCCGTTATATGACTTGTCTGTGCGGTACTAGATAAGTATGTAGCATTGGTTGATTGACTTACAGATGCAGTCAGGGTAACATCACCCGAACCGTCTATAGAAACCGTACCCGTTGCATTTCCACCCAAAGAAATAGATCGTGCAGTTGCCCATGCAGATGCAGTTGATGCATTACCTACAAGTGCAGCAGTAACCGTGGTGCCCGTCATTGAAGTAAATCCTACAGTACCCGTGAAGGTAGGAGACGCGGATTTTACTAAACTTGATGTACCCGTAACCGAGGTCGTTCCTGTTCCACCACGGGTTGTTGGTAAAGTGCC